ATCCGGATACACATACAGCACCGGCCCTGGCGCCCGGTCAATGCAGTATCCGATAAAGTTGTGGGTGGCCTCGGACCCGCCGGTCTGAGGGGTTTTGCACAGCACCACCTCCCGGACACAGGCCGTGCCCATGGTGTCCATCACGCCCGGCAGATACGGGGTAACGGAATTACGCCACAGCCCTGGAAAAGCAGACATGGTCAGAACCCGATGCTTTTCCGACCATTGGCTCACCGGGATGGGCTTGCGTTTGCGGTAAATCTTGCGCTCGGCCCGGGACCAAACCACGGACACGGTCCGGCGGATCCGGGTCCCGGCCCCGGGGGTTCTGGCCATTCCTGCCGCAACCGACGCCCACACCCCCGGCTCGCACCAGACAGGGCGGCCCCGCACAACAATGGCATCCATTTTCATCATAGTTTCGTACCGGAGTCCGGCTCCTCTGTTTCTTCCGGGTTGTCTTCAAAAATCACCTGGAACGACCGGGTGGTGGCATATGTGTTCAGCTGCTCATCCAGACCCCGGTTCAGCGCCGCCATTAAATCCGCGGCCCGCTCCGGCTTGCCGTTGACCAGGGCTATCCACTCCCGGATTCGGATATTGAACAGGTTCCTGAACCCCGACTCCAGCACCGCAGCCCTGGCCGCCAGCTCGGACTCAAAATCCGCTTTGGGGATGTATTTGCCCTGTTCCTTTTCCAGGTCAAAGGTCTTCCGGCGGTGCTCGATATCCTGGATCTTGATGGCGTTCATCAGCTTCTGGGCCTGGAGATTCTTCAGGTCCCCCTTGTTCACGCCGGTCTTTTCCAGATGCTTTTCCGCATATTCCCAGGCAGCCAGGGCCGTGACCGACTTATTCCCGGCAGAGTCCGTGTCCACCGTTATCTTGCCGTTTTCCGCATCGCGGTAAATCTTGGATTTGCTGACCTTGTACCCTTGTCCAATCAGGTATTTCATGGCCTCCAGCAGGGATGAAAATACAAGTCCCGTATCCTGGTCCTTGCGATCAGGCATGATGTGCCTCCCGTTCCACCTCTCCCGGCATTAAAAAGTTTTCACCCGTTATTACGTCCCCCGGGTGATACACCCGAAGGTACCAGTGCACCTCATCATCCCCCATGAACAGCTCCTTGACCCGGTTCCGGATGCCCCGGTTTTTCAGGCCCGGGTCAAACTCTATCTCCGCCCGGTCCCAGGAAGCAAAGATCCGGATTGGATAGGTGCGCAGCAGGTCCCGCAGCTCGCAGATAGGCGGCACATCCGCCGGCGGCAGATAGGCGTGGTCCTGGGCCAGCTCCATAGTGACCGCCGGCGGCAGCCCGGCCTTGATCCATGTCTTGATGTCCACGCCTTTCTCAAACGCCTCTCCTGGGTCTTTGCCCTGGGGGACGGGCCAGCGTTTGGCCTGGGGAAATTCTTTCAGCCACCACCGGGCCGCCTTGGCCCCGGCCAGGTTGTGGTCCCCGGTGTCCAGGGCGATCAACAGACGGACCGCTTTCTGAAGGTGCCAGTACATCCCGGCCCCTGGCTTGGCAGCTGCAGACCCAAGGGCCACGGACCCAACCATGGAGCCGGCCCGCCTGGCGATCAACATCTCATCCAAATCCGCCTCGACAATGACAAACACCCGGTGATCCGGGTTGTGACCGGCCAGCTCCATGCCGGACCCAGGCACCACATAATACTTGACATCCTTGTCAGTCTTCAGGTCTTCACCAGGCCGCCGGATCCGAACCCTGTAAGGCTGCCCGGCCTTGAAAGTCGGGATCACGATCCCCCTGGGAATCCACAGCATCTTGTCCTTTCCTGTCTGGGGGTTGAATATGCGGTCCAGCCCCCAGGCCACCCGGGGCCGGAACAGGCACGGCTTTCCGTTTTCGCCGCCGAACCAGCCCAGGCGGAACCCCTTCACGGCCTGGAGATCCAACCCCCGTCCCGCCAGGTACCGCAAGACCTCGTCGTTGGACAGCAGGGCCTGGTGGGCCGCATCCACGAACGCGGAGGCCTTCGCCCGCCAGGTTTCCACGGGCGGGGTATACGCCCGGGGCTCAAACCGATCCGGGTCCGGACCGCACCCGGACATCACGGCCCGGTACGCCACCGGCCGGTATCCATCTGGCACATCCCCGCGTCCGCACGCCCTGAACGCCTCCGGATACGACATCCCCTTGAACTCCACCAGCAACTGAACGTCATCCCCGCCACGCCCGCACCCACGACACCAGAAAGAACCCCTCCCCCCCCTATCCGCCGGCCAAACGCGAAAACGATCCGACCCTCCGCACCCCGGGCACGGGCCGGCCCATTCTCCGCCATTGGTCGTCGCCACCTTCTTTAGCACCACCCCTGCGCCCTCCGCCAGCTGCACCATGTCCGTCATGCCCACCTCCCGGAACCTGGTCCACGGCGACCAAAAGCGATTCTACCCCAGGCCAGGGAGTCTGATCCCGGATTCGTTCCCACTGGGACGATGGGATAAACCCGGACTGTGGATTTGAAATTCTCCAAACAGGCCAACCATTTAAAAACAAAGGAAATCTTTTCACCTCTTGGAGGATTGGATAATAAATCATAAAAAAAAGGAAAAACAAAAAAAGAAAAAAACATTTTAAAGTTGTTAGTGTTCATCCTCCGATCCTCCAAAGCTGGTTATCCCTGTATGCTTTTCTGTAATTTTTTCAAGCTATTATATTGTTCTGGACAATTTAAAATTATCCTTTTTCACGGTCCCGTATACTCCCATTGTCCGTGCCTGCCGTTTAAAACGGACCAGGGTGGTTGTCAGGTCCGTCGTCATCCAGCAACCCGATACCGGTATACCGGATGGTGCCGGACTTGACCCGCTCGAACCGCTTCCCAATCCATTGCCCGAACCGCTTTTTTTTCGGGATCCGGTTGGACACGTTCTCTTTCCACCAGTCCTCGAACCGGGCATACAATGAGGACGCCGGCACCGAATACCCCGGGCCGGTGATGCAGCACTCCTCAATAAAATCCCCGACCGAGTCCTCATCCTTCTGGTACTCATCCACGGCCGCCTTGACGATGGACGGCGGATCCAGGCCCACCTGCTGCCATTCCAGGCAGCCCCGCACCATCCAGGCGAAGATGCCTGGCAGCTCTTTTTCCAGCTTCTTGTACAGCATAGGATCGGCCCGGCGCTCGTTCTCGGCAGCCGGCGGCCGGTCCACAAACGACAGGGTGAACGGTATCACCTTCATGCGCTCCCAGAACGCGAAGTCATCCGCCGGCGCATGGGGTTTGTGGTTGGTGAGCAGGATCAGAGTGTGGGACGGGGTCCACTCCACCTCATATTTGTCATATGGGTTCCGGCCCCTGATCGGATCCCTTCCTGTCAGCCACTTGACCCGGGACGGGCTGATCTTGCGGCCCTCATCAGTCTCGGAGGCAAACGCCATGCGCAGGCCCCGCAGGGTCATGATATCGGCAGACGCTCCGGAGGAGCTGGACGGGTTGAAGTTGTCCAAAAGCATCTCCGGCCGGATAGTGCCGGCCATGGGCCCTAAAACTTTTGTCAGCATGTCCACTATCATGGTCTTGCCGTTCCTTCCCTGGCCGGTCATGACGATGAACACCGACTGGTAGACTTCCCCCACCAGGCTGTACCCGCACACGCGTCGCCAGAAATCCACCAGCGCCACATTACCATCAAAAAGCTCGTGAAGCGATTTTTCCCACAGCGCACAGGGGGCGTCGATCCCCTCCTCCGGCCAGGCCAGGGGCGATGCCTTCAGCAGATAGTCCTCCTGGCGGCCCGGCTCCAACTCCCCGGTCTTGAGGTTCAGTACGCCATTGGCACAGGGCAGCAGCCATGGTTTTTGATCGATCTCCGTGCCATCGATGGCCAGGGGATCCGACGATGTGTGTGTGAAAGTCAGGCAGTTTTTTCGGCGGCGGGAGGACCGCAGCGCACTGACCCGCTTGTTCAGCTGGTCCCGTCGGGCCTCCAGGTGCTTGGTTTCATCCCCCTTGTCCCTCATTTCACGGATATCGCCGGCCACCCGCTGTGCCTCATCCTGGTACACCATGGCAACCCCTTCCGCGCTGGCCATGGCATTGTCCATCTTGTCAATGATCCAGTGGTGCCCAGCCCACTGCATCCACCGGTCCATGGATTTGTTGAAAACAAAATCATCCCGGTACAGGGCCTTGAACAGCTCCGCATCCCCCAACTCGTTCCGGTGAAGGCAATCCATAATGAACTTTGAATCGATCACCGGCCGCCCGCCCTGGCCATCACCACGATGTCCACCTTTGGCGCCACCATGATGGCATCCTCCCCTGGACCCTGCGGCCCTGCCATCCTTCTTTTCTGCATCGGCCAGTGCCGCGCTCTCCTCATCCGCCAACCTTTGGCATTCGGATCTGATTTGCCGCTCATCCATACGCTAAAAACCCAGCCATTAAAGGATCGCGCAAAAACCCATTTCCCATTTCCCTCCCATTTTGAAATTCAAAGTCACAGGACAATCGCGCCTTCGTGACCCCTATGCTTTTGATCGTTAAGAAGGACCCGCAGCCGTCGATGAGATGTTTTGACTTTTGATTTGCAAACCTGTGGTGTGGGGTACGGGGAGTGTGCGGGCGGCTGATTTGCCATCGGGCTGGCTCAGCCGGGCCTTTCATGGGGAGGAGTGATGGAGAAAAAAGGCCCGTTATTGATGGCGCCACGGAGCCGGGCGCAAGGTTGAATATGGATTGGCTATACACGATAGATTCCCCCCGGGAGCATGCCGTGTGTTTCCAGCAGGAGGTAGATTTCCAGCATGGTGTTTTCCACCTCCTGACGGAACTCAAGGTCAGTGTCCCGGATGCCGTCCGGGTGGCAGTGCTGATTGAATCGGATTTGTTTGAAGTGGATCGATGAATAATACTGGCAGTGGTGCTCCGCGTACTTGAGCATGCCCTCGGCCAGGCTGTGGAAACCCATGGCGCGGGTGTAGGCGATCACATCGATGATGGTGCGGTCCGTGACCGTGATATCGAACCGGTGGATGGCCTCCATCTCCGCCCGGATCTGGTTGGAGAAGATCCAGGCCTGGGTTTTTTCTGATCCGGTCTGGTTGATGTGAAACGGACAGAATGCCTCAAGATCTGCCAGGACATGGACGGACTTGCCCGGATTATACAGCTTTTCCTGCTGGGCCAGCTGTAGGGCCGCTGTGGTTTTACCGGTGCCGTGCGTACCGGAGAATGATCTGATGAGCTTCACAGTGCCCCCTATGCAACGATGGAAACGGTGGCCGCTATTTCTTGAGGCCCTGTCCGCATTAACAGATAATTCTTGATTCTTTCAATCGCCGCCTGTTTCCATGCCGCCCCGTCTGCTTCGTGAATCGAGAAGACCGGTTTGCCGTCAACAACTTTCATGCGGAAGACAAACACCGATTCCGGCTGCTCAATTTCTGAAAAGGTGCGGTATGGTTTCAGGGTCAGGATGTTTTTGATGGGGATGTCTTTCACCAGCGAAGACACACCCTGCTTTGCCGTCAGGGTCTGGGAAATGCCGTCATCTTCAATTTTTGAATTGGCATCCACACGGACGCTGCCGATGAACTTGAGCACATAGTCTCTGTCCTCGTTCTGAACAAAGTTGGTGTGCATGGCCACCACAAAGTCTTCATATTCATAGGACCGTCCAAAGGTGAACCTGCAGGGCCTGGCCGTGCTTTTGACAAGGTGCGGCCGGAGATTGAACGGTCCGCCCATGGGCATGTAAACAAACACGGTGTCGTAATCATAGATGTGGATCAGGAAATTTCCGATTTCATCCGGATCTTCTGAGCAGTAATCAACTATGCCGGACAGGTTGTTGATGAGAATGGGGTCTGGAAAGATTTCAACAGCCGGTTCCCTGCCCTTTAACAGATACTGGCGATCGTCAATTTCCACCACCTCCGGGCGGGCCATGGTCAGTATTTTTTCAATCGCGTCTCTAATCATTTGATTCCCTCCTGAAGGCGGTCACCTTGTTATGTTCCGGGAAAAGGTCTGCCTGGAAAATTTCAGTGCATTCCGGTTTACCGGCCATGTCTGTGCCGATATACACTTCGGTGTTGTGGCCCATGACCGGGGCCAGCTTTGCTGTGGCCTGAATGGTCACCTCGGCGGCGGCCCGGTCGTTTCTGGGTTTCAGTTTGATTTTCAAAACCACTTCCCTGGCCGCTGTCGGGTTTGTGTTTTTGTCCAGGATGTTTTTGAGCACCCGGTCCAGCTCCAGGTTGGCCAGCTCGATGGCGGCCACGTCGGACATGGTTTCGATGGTGACGTTTTTCATCTCCTGCATGCTGTTTCTCCTCAAGGGTGGTAGTTTTGTATTTGCTTGATCAATCCGTGAATCTCCGGGCCATCGGCACTGACAAACTGAAAATGCCAACCCCCAGCCAGTTAATCCATGGAAACCATGAGCCATCAGATCCGGCCAGAATGATGCCGACTGAAAATGCGATTCCCGTCAATGCCTTCAAAAAACCTCCTTTCGTCTGGGGGTTGTATCCAAACGCGCCCCAGACTCTCCAATATTATGGGTTATTTTGCCTGGTCCTCGTAAAGGGCCAGGGATTCATCGATGTCCTGTTTTGCCTTGCGGCACAGCTCGCGCACAACGGCCCGGGGCTGGTTTTCCCGCAGGGATGTGTGAAACGCGGCCAGGGCCGGGAGGTCGTCCAGGCATTCCTCTGCCAGGTTGTCCTTGTCCGGGTGGATCTCGCCGTCACACACCAGGGCGCAACCGACAATGGCGGCCAGGTAGTCCACGGCGGCCCGGGCAAAGTCGGCCCTACCTCGCTCCATGAGTTTTTCCAGAGTGATGCCCAGCATTTCCAGAGGGTTCTTTGTAATGGATTGGGTGGTGGCGGGATTAGCGCTCCATCGAAGCAGTGTCCTTTCGGAACAATTCCAGATTTTCAACACT